CAATAAGAGGCACGTCTATTTGACGTACCTCAACTTCGGTATTAAGTAAAATTGCACCCGGTCTGTCAGGCATAGTTAAGAAATTTCTCTTTATAGGAGCCCATGCAGGACGCTTCCTGCCAATAGGCATTAATATATAATCTCTGCGTTCGCCATTAAACGAAAAGCTTTGATATTGTTCCATGCAATCACTCCTTAAAATCTACGTTTCTGTTCTTCTTCGCGTGTTGTAATTTCTTTATAATGCGGATACGTAGCATGCGCTACTTCACGCCCGTCGATTAAACTTGTCAGATTAATCGTGATATTAAGTTCTTTATCATTTTCAGGATTAGACTTAACCGCACTGAGAATTGTTGTTAAATTCGGTATTTTATTTAATACATCAGCAGGTATCGTACTATTCATGTCCAACATGAAATTCTTAGATAAATTCTTTTGTGCATTGTATACGGCGTTATTTATAGAATCTGCTGCGACAGCTAAATTAATATTACCCGTTATTTTTTCCCCTAAAGAATCTTTAACGTTATCCATTACATCCGTTATTTTTTCTCCAAATGATTCAAAGTGTGTTACTACTTTATCAGTCATAGTGGATACATTACTGAATAACGGCTGCATAAATGTATTATTATTGGCAGAATCCATCGCGCTTTCTAACGTAGTAAACGCAGATCTTGCTAAATTTGTAGCGGCCGAAACAACTGTTTTAACAGAGCGATTAATACCTACCGCCAAACCACCGCCAAAATGAACGCCTATCTGATCTCTAACCTTACGTGATGGAGAACGAACTTGAAGCCATCTTTTTGCGGCTTCAAAAGCAGTAGACGCTAATGCACTTGCAGCACTTGCTGCTAAACTTCCACCGCTACTAATACCACGTGCGAAACCAGATGCAAAGTGACTACCTAAACTAAACGTGTCAGATCCCTTAAGTCCAGATTCACCACTGTTCTTCACTTGGTTACCGGCATTATTTGCATTTCCACTTTGAGAACCCAGCCCGCGTGCGAAATCAACTCCACCTTTAACACCGAACGGAGAACCATTAATAGTATTGAAACCAGCATGTGCTGCTCCTGCATTACCTTGAGCATTTCCTTGAGCATTTCCTCGTTGAGAGCCAATTCCTTGCGCAAATTGGTTACCACCCTTTTGCCCTGCAGGATTACCATTAATAGTATCGAAACCAGCATGTGCTGCTCCTGCGTTACCCTGTGCATTACTTTGAGCATTTCCTCGTTGAGCACCAATTCCTTGCGCAAACTGATTACCGCCTTTTTGCCCTGCAGGATCACCGTTGACTGTATTAAATCCTTCATGAGCAGCAGCTACGCTATCTAGAGCACTCCCTTTAATATATCCGCGTTGGGACATAATTCCGCCAGCGAAATCGGATCCGCCTTTACTACCACCGCCACCATCAGAAGTCCCCGCTAAAGTAGTTTCTACATCACTTCGAGTCTGTGCTGCTGCGACAGATGGTTGTGGATTTCCTGCAAGCCCATTTCCTAATGTTGTTGAAATATCTGACCCGATTTGTGTAGCATCCAATTTAGCACCATTACCGATTAATAGCGCAATAGCTTTAGCAGCAGTTTCTGCATCGATTTGTTTACTCTGCATACCTAAAATTAAGGATTCTACTGTAAATGTACCTTCTGCTCCAAGATCAGCCTTCGCATTACTTTTTATGTCTAACCCAATCAGCTGTGCAGCTTGGGTTACAGAGATGGCCCCAATATTCATTCCATTTACAAGTGTCTGCATACCAGCTTGTCCTTCTGCAGTAGCATCGATTTTCACACCATTTTTCACTTGTTGTTGGAAGTATTGGAATACAGTATCAAAAGATAAAGTACCGTTCTGAAGTCCTTTCATCCAGGTACCAATTGTCATTTGTCCATAAATACCAAGGTCGATATTAGTATCGTTAGCAAGTTTCACGCCTAATGAGGACTTGATTTCAGAAGTGTCTTTGCCTATAAGCCCTTGTGTAAAGGTCTGCATAGAAGACATTCCACTTTCGGATAAATCCACTTTATAAACGTCTTTTAGTTTATTGGCGTTTGCTACAGCTACATCGCTTGCTTGCAACTCGCCACTTTTCAGTTTATCTACGAATGATTTAACGGTAAATGTACCAGCAGGACCTAAATCTACTTTCATTTTTCCATCAATTTCTTTAGCCATTGTTTCAGCTAACATAATGGATGATTTAGTTCCCTTAGAAAGCTCAGCAGTATACTGATTTAAATTTTCAATTTTGTCTCTGCCGTATTGTTTTTCATAGTTTGCAAGTGCCTCTTTATGTGCTTTTTCCGCTCTATCTTGCTCACTATTAAAACGATTCATCGCTTCGCCATAAGTTTCTGCGCCAAATAATAATTCTTTATATTTCTCATACCAAGCAGCTTTTTCTAGCTCTTTCTTACGAGGATTCGCAAGAGCAAGTGCAGCATCTTCCGCTTTTAAATTATTTTCTAACGCTTTTGTCCCTTCGTTACGGATGCCGATTAAATCCATAACATGTTTTTTCTCGTATAGATCAATAGCATCTAAAGTAGCTTTACGGTCACCATCGTTTATTTTCCCTAATTTGTATTCTTTTTCGATCCTTTCACGCATATCGTCAGTCTGCTTAGTTAAACCATCCATACCTTCTTTAAAGGTAATCATGATTTCCCCAAATTTCTTTTTACCTGCTTCTACACTTAACATACCACCTTTAGTGATACTTTCTGCTAAACCGGTAAGTTGACTGGCTTTATCGTAAAATAACTTAATATTATTATCAGCAACTGCCATTGCTTGTTGATATTGAGCAGCAAAATCTTTCGGCATTTTAGAAACGTCGCCTTGATATTTCTGTACACCTTCCAT